CCCCAAAGTGCGCTGGACCATTAACATCAAGCAAACCATGACAATGGTGTTGCCGAGGCCAGTGTTGAAATCGCCAGACGCACGAATACCCTCAACAGTGTACTTAACGCCGTTGCCAACGCCCGTGAACTTCTCCTGCCACCGGAGAAGCTCACTCAGACGTGGGTCGTTGAGCAACGAACGATAAACCCTGTGTTCCTGCCTCAGTACTGGTAAAGTAAAATGAGACTCCCAAGATGCACCATCCACCTCAAAACAAACGAGGTCAGGGTGGCTGTGCAACTTCCGCCGGATCAACGAGGCACGCTGATCCAAAGATAGACCCTTGCCAATCAATCGAGTGTGTGTGTAGAACGCCCGGCCCCAGCCGCGCAGCGATCCATACAACGCATGTTCTATGGGCTTTAAATAAGAAGCTAGCTCAAGATTGTACCTAGGATCACGTCCCATAATGATCCTGGGCTTATGCACCTTGTACTTGGCTATCTTCTCACCCTTAACGAACGCTTTGACCTTGGCGTCTTGGGCTGTGCAAAGCCCATCGTCCAAAAGAGATCGCAACGCGCGTTCATAGCGCACGCGGAGCCTCTTAACCTTATAAGAAGCTACCACCTCATTGAAATCCCACTGGGCTACATGCCCTGCCCTACCCTTAACGACTCGCATCAGCAGCGTGACCTCTTTCGAGAACGCAGCTAAGCCATCAAGTGTGGGTTCCGGTGTGGGACCCATGGTACGAGCCAGAAGGCCCGCAACCATGTTGTGTGCACAAGAGCTATGCACCTGTGGGAGCCATGTGCCGGGTAAGCGCGACACATAACCCCAATACATCCTTCGCTTACCTTGCCAACAGTCCCAGCCAAAGTCTTGGGGCAACCGCAACTCAAAGCCAGGCTTCATTGGACCAAGTCCGCCGAAGCCACAACAATGCGCTACCCCGTAACCATAGCTGTCCTATTGGGGGAGAGACAGACGTGCAACTCGTCCGCCGAAAGCGCCCGCATCTCTCTCACCAGAGATGCCCAACCAGGAAAGCCAGCGAGGAACGACCCTCGCGATAACTTGGCCGTTAGCCAGAGCACCTAGGTGTCTAGCCGACCACTGCATGCCCCGACCGGCCATTGCTTCCACAGCCGCGACTTCGCCCACAAAAGGGAGCGCGGAAAGGAGCAACGAACCGGGCAAGCAGTGGACCAAGTCCATCACGGGCAGACCTTGTTCAACGGCCCAGCGCCTCGCCCTACCCCTAAAGGTGGCCAAGAGCACTTCGGACAACGGTCGAAAAACTCGGACTGCAGTCAGCTCAGCGACGAGCTCGGGACAAACCCAGAGCTGTCGCAGGTCGCCATTTCGCCCAGAGGTTCCACGGACGACCACCCTGATCATGTTCACACAGCGGGGCTCTCCGCTGTCTGAGGACGCACATTCCACCTGCTTAGCTTCTCCCAAAGCTTCAACTCCGGTGCCCTCAAAAAGAGAGTCCAACCAAGCCCTTGCGGTTGAGGTTGAGCTGCCGCTAGTGTGGAGGTCTCTCCACCACACACTAGCCTTAGCCGTAGCCTCAAGTGACCTCGTCAAGGCCCCTCTTGGTCTGAGTCTAAACCCAAAATGACGTGTTTTGGGCTCCGCGGGAGATGCCTTTCCCGCGCTATCTTTATAGTGCGTCAACCCTCCCCAAGCGGAGGAGGCCGGGTGACACACTGCACTGAGCTTTTGTGGTAGCACAACCCGAGGCCTTATTGGTGGACAAAAATAGACCTCATCAGCGGTAGTAGCGTCTTCACTACCGAAGGGAAACAATTCTGTACTCATGTATCCATGTGAGTGGCTGCTATGGAGCTGCTCCGTAGACCCCCCCGTATTTCATGGCCCGTTGGGATGGCTAGTATAGTACAGTCGCCCAGCACAGACTGTAGTTCTAGAGAAAGCCACTTAGCGTACGCAAAGCGTTG